GGGCTATTGAAAGGATTGCATGAATCCATGTCCTGTGGGCGTGGATATTTACTAAAACACATGTGATCTCCTTCACCTCTAGGAGGACAGAGTGATGCCACAGATAATGAGAAGGACTCCAGCTACTGAGAAGGCTATGGACTATGGTTATGGTGACTTTCTTCGAGAACTTGTTGGGAGAGTTGCTCAGGATACCTATGCAGGGTTTACAAGAAGAAGTGAAGGGCCTATAGATATAGGAGAGAAGGAGATGATGGAGATGGCTCTCGCAGGAATCGGAGGAGTAACGAGATTTACTAAAAATCTTACTCCCAAAATGCTTAAAGAAACTGCTGCTATTATGAGGAAGTTCAGAAAGCAGGGATTGACGCACGATGCCTTTGTAGATCAAATTCCTGATAAACCAGAATTTGCCTATCACCAGTGGACATTCAGAGGTGAGGGACCTTTGGCAAGGGCAACTGTAACCACTCGTGGAACCGGGATGCAGGAGTTTGATAGAATGGTTGCTGACAGACTTAGAAAGTTTGCTGAGGATCCTAGAAGATAAAAAAAGGAGGAAGTAGTGGGAGCACATAGCAAAGGACTTACACCTACCATCAGCCAACTGTGGCCACATCATAGGAGTATGGCTAGGATGTTTCTGGAAGGGATGAAGCCAGGAGAAGTTGCCCTTGTTACTGGCTTCAGTCCTGGACAGGTGACAAGGATTCTAAGGAGTCCTCTATTTGAAGCAGAGCTGGCTAGACTTGAAAGCCAGGCGGAAGTAGAGGTGGTGACTGTAGGGAATGAACTGAAGAGGATGGCTGGTAGGGCTATTGAGATACTTGATCAGAATCTGGAGGCTGAGAACATCTCGAGGGAGCTGAAGACTAAGACTGCCTTTGATGTTCTTGACAGAAGTGGACATGGGAAGAAACTTGACCCACAGAGACATCTACATGCCCATGCTCATGTTCACAAGAAGGTGGGGGAGATGGAGCAGGTTGAGCTGTATGAAGCTGTAGAGGATATGATTAACGAGGATGAGGAAGTTATGGAGGCAGGGAGTTGATTGAGTATCCTAAAGACCCAGCAGAGAACCTTCGTTGGAGAACTAAGATTCTGCGGAGGGCAAGAATTAACCTTGAATTCAGGGAGATGCTAAAGAGGTTGTTCTATGAGGATGTACTTTTTGCTTTTAATACTTTCTTCTATACCCTAGATGTAAGAAGGAGACCATACCATCACCAGCCATTTTGTACCTATCCTTATCAAGATAGAGAAATCCTAGCGCTGGTAGATGCGATTAATGCAGGGGAGGACAAGTGCCTTGAGAAATCTAGGGATATGGGAGTTACGTGGATTGTGCTCGGAACAATGTTCTGGTTTTGGTGCCAGCCCAGCGGAGGTGCTGATTTCCTACTTGGATCGAGAATCGAGGACTATGTGGATAAAAAAGGCGATCCTCGCACGCATTTCGCTAAGCTCCGCTACCTCCTCAATAGACTCCCTAAGTGGCTTAGGCCAAAAGGCTTCAATCCCAGAAGCCATGACACCTTTATGAAGCTTGTTAATCCAGTAACAGAAAGTTCCTTTACTGGAGAAAGTAATAACCCAAACTTTAGTACACAGGGGAGATATCTTGCCATTCTATATGACGAATTTGCCAAGTGGGAAGGTTCTGATGAATCTGCATGGACAGCTGGAGGTGATGCCAGCCCAAGCAGGATTGCAGTTTCTACTCCTTTTGGTGCAGGAGGCCAATTTTACCGGCTGGTTACCGACGGAAGAACTAAAAAGGCTACGCTCCATTGGAGTTTGCATCCAAGGAAAGCACGAGGACTCAGTTGCCTTTGGCCAGCTCCAAACGAGCACGAAAAAGGTGATAGGGGAGTTAATTGGAGACCAGAAGAGAAACTGACAAGTGATTGGTATGAAGGGGAGTGTAAGAGGAGGCTACCAAGTGAGATTGCTCAAGAGCTTGATATTGATTATCTTGGCGCTGGTCGTCCAGTCTTTGAGGGAAAGGCTTGGGAGATGCTTAAGAGTTGGCATAAAAGAGTTGACGAACCAATTGAGTTCCTTGCTCCTCACTTGTATAATTGGGGTTGGGAGATCGCTGTGAGTCCTACGGACTGGGAGGGCTATATAGTTGTATACGAAAAATGTGAGAAATCACATAGCTACTGTCTTGGTGTTGATGTGGTTGAGGGGGTCGAAGGAGGAGACTACGCATTTATTGTCGTGCTTGATAGAAGCACTAAGAACGTCTCTGCGGTCTACTGGAGCAGGCTTGACGAAATTCAACTTGCTTCTATTGTTCTCATTGTTTCTAGGATATACAGTAGTAGTGAGGATACTCCTATGGAGCCTTGGGTCGGTATTGAGACTACTGGTCCTGGTCTTGCGACCTTCGACAAAGCCCTCGAGCTCGAGGTCTGCAACTTGTTTATGGCTCCACGCTATGATGTTACAAAGGGAAGTGTGTCATTCAAGAAAGGATGGAGAACAGACAGAGCATCGAGAACTGAATTAGTAGGAGGAGTGAGAGAATATTTGTTGGACAGAGCAGGAAGTCTGAATAGCCAAAGACTAGTAGGAGAGTTAATGACCTTTGTCTATAATAAGATGGGGAAGCCTATTGCTAAAAGTGGGTGTAGAGATGATGGAGTTATGGCTTTTGGCATAGCATTGCAGGTAGATGAAATTGCTCCGCTGGAGGAAAAGGCTAGGAAGGCTAAGTTGCTGGAGATGAGAAATGCTGTGTGGGATGTGATGAAGGCTCCAGAGAAGAGAACTCCAAAAACTGTAGAGGAAATGTGTCTGGAGACTATTGCAGAAAAGAAATCGTTTCAGGAAGAGGGATTTAGTCTGGAGGAGGAGGTAGGAGGATGGCTATAAGAGTAGCAGCAAGCGAGACAGTAAGGAGTCCAGAGCAGGAACGTACTGGAGTTAGGATGAGTAGAAGTAGGGGCCTGGGAGAGTTGGATGAGATGGAGGAACTCTTTCAACAACTTGTGGAAGGAGAAGGAGATTTTGGGGAGCTTGGGGAGCTTGAAGACTTTGACTGGGAAGGACTCTGGGATAGTTTTATGGAAGGAGAAGAGGGGTACGGGGAGAGAGAAGAACCCGCCTATCAAGGTGCTCACAAGCCCACTATGTTTGGTGCTCCTATTACGCCTGGTGGCTTCAGAAGGCCTGGGAGTGTGAGTGGCTCAGGCTACGGTATGTTTTATTAGAGAGGAGGGGAGGGAGATGGCGCGCTTTACTGCACCTATGGAACAACGTCTCGGGAGGTTGGAAGAGGAGTATGGTATGACTCCTAGGGGGAGAGAAGAAGAGACTGGCTTCTTTGGTTCTAGAGGCTTTCTGGGGAATATCAGAGACTACTACCAAGTTGACTCTTGGGGAGATTGGTGGAGAGGATTCTTTGGAGGAGGAAGAGAAAGAGAGAAGCCAGCTTACACTGTTTACCCTGAGTGGGGTAGTGAAAACATTAGGACTCTGCAGAGTATTATGAGGGAGACTGAGTGATGCCAGCAGCCTTTGACAGATGCCTGAAAGCAGGTGGGAAGATTAGGACTAAGAAGCTGAAGGATGGAAGCTATATGAAAATCTGCGTTCTCCCGAAGGGTAGGACTGGGCCTAAAGGAGGGAGGACTGTAGGCGGGGAAGTTCATAAGAAAAAAGGAGGAAGGAAATGAGAACTAGAGAGATGCTGGACAATTTTGAGAGTCATATGAGTGCTCGACTGACTGGGATTGAGGAGGCTCTAGGGAGTGTTGTTGCAAGGGGAGAAGTTGTAGGTATCCTCAAGACTGAAATTGAACTGCTGAGAGAGGAAAGGAAGGAACTTCTCAATCGACTGATGGCTCGGGATTTTGAGACTCTCCAGACTTACACAATGGGTGGAGAAGAGACTCCAGAGGAAGAGTTGAGGGAGGATGAGGATGAGGCAACGATTGGAGAGATTGTCTCTGTGGCTGGCTAGATTGATTCAATTTTTGACACAATGGAGAGAGTAATGCCTGACTATGGAAGAAGGCCAAGAATTAAAAGAATCAATCCTATGCCTTCTCTAAAGAGAGTGAAGGAGCTGCCTACTAGGGAGGAGCTGGAAGAGAAACTAATGGGTAGGCTTGTGTACTTTGCAGGTAATATCGCTGGTAAACAGGCAGCAATGACAGCTTATAACTATGGCCTTAGGGATAAAGGGAAGTTGGAGTATGTGAGGAATCTTGCTCAAGATGAAGCTAGGAGTGACACCCTCAGGCTGTTGGAGGAATTGAGAGCAGGAGGAAGAGGACTTCCAGATGTGACTATTGAAGCAAGACAGCCGGAGAAGATTGAGAGGGAGAGGCTGTTTAATATACAAGACCAGCAGAGGAAAGAAGATTGGATTTAGAAAACTGTATTGGTTCAAAAATTGAATTAATGGAGAAATGATGGCCAGAGACGACTTGAGGACAGATAAAGATACTGTGAAGAAATGGCTCAGTAGACCTAAGGGGAAGAAGGAAGAGGAAAGGGATATTGACTGGGCTTTTCTGAAGAAGAAATATGACCTAGCCACTACCCTTCGACGTCCGTTTGAGAGGAGATGGCTCATTACATTGTCTTTTCTTGCTGGAAGGCAGTATGTGTTCTATAACCAGACAGCAGAGATGTTGCAGCAAGTTCTTCTCAGGAAAGGGAGGCAAAGGATAGTAGATAACAAGATTCTCCCACGTTACAGGAAGCAAGTTTCCCGTCTCATTAGAAACAATCCTAGTGTGAGTGTAGTCCCTTCCAGCAATGACCAGGAGGATATTGAGGCAGCGAGGAAAGGGACTAAATTTCTGAAGCACTTCTGGCGAAATGGGAAGATGAAGAAGAAAGTGAGAGAATTGGGAGGTTGGATCTACGGGGCAGGAAATGGCTTCCTCAGTGATGCTTGGGATCCTAGACTTGGGCCAACGAGACTGAATACTGAGAAAGGGATACTGGAGTATGAGGGGGATGTAACTTGTGGAGTGTGGAGTCCATTTGAGGTAGGATTTCCTATTGCTGGGCTTGGTGACACTGATTTGCATTCACTCCCTTGGATGATGAGAATGAAATATAGAAGTCTTGAATATATTGCAGCTCATTACAAGAGGGGAGAGCAAGTGTTGAGTGAGGAGAGACCTCCTGGGACTCTTGATGTAGCTATGTTGTGGAACCCCTCTGGGGATATTGCCAGTGAAGTAGAGGGAGCTACACTTCTAGAATTGTATATAAAACCTAATAAGGAGTTTCCAGAGGGACTCTTTCTTGTTGGTTCTAACAAAGTGATACTGGACAAAAGTAGTTATCCCTTCAATCACTATCATATGGAGCAGTTTAAAGATATTGAAGTGCCTGGAGTGTTCTGGGGAATGGCTACGAGTGAGGCAGCTATTTGGCTCCAGAAGATTCATAACAAGACTCTCTCTGACATTGTAGAGTTTAATAAAAGTATGGCTAGGGGGAAGTATCTTATTCCTAGAGGAAGCAAGATGGAAGTGGTTCCTGATGATACTCATGGCCAAAAACTCCTCTATACTCCTGTAATGGGGCATAAGCCAGAGATACTTGACCTGAAGGGACTTCCAGCAACTTATGACAAGGCGCTGATGCTGGTGGCTAATGGACTGATGGAACTCTACCACCAGCATGAAGTGACGCAGGGGACTAATAGGAGTGATATTAGAAGTGGGGATATGGTAGAGTTACTCCTTGAGAGTGATGATATGGGGAATATTCCTACCCATGCTGTATTTGAAGAGTCACTGGAGGCTTGTCTTCATAGAATATTACTAAGGGTGCAGAAAGGGTACACGACAGAGAGGATGATTAAGATTGCTGGAGAGGCTAATAACTATGAGGTGCTGTCCTTTAAGGGAGCTGATTTGAAGGACAATACTGATGTCTTTGTGAAGAAGGAAAGTACTCTGCCAGACTCTAGGGTTATGAGGGCGAAGAGGATTACAGAACGTTTCCAGGCAACACTGTATGGAGACCCTAATGACCCCGCTACAAAGAGAAAAGTACTTAAGATGCTGGATGATGCTATCGTAGAGGATATTTATGGAGAGACTCATCTGGATGAGCAGAATGCTAACGTTGAAAATAGGGCACTGTTGAGTCAACCAGGTGTAGTGTTGGCATCTAATGACTATGATAATGATGCAGTACATCTGCATATTCACAGTAACTTTAGGAAGGGAAGAACCTACCAGAAGGTGAAGGAGCAGGATGCTCAGGCAGGACTTATTCTAGATGCTACATTCCAGACACACGAAGCTTTTCACCAGAAAGCCCTAGAGGAGAAGATGAAAATGCAGGAGAAGGTTGTAAATCTTAATGAAAGGAGGAAGTAGAATGATAGAGGTAAAGAAGGAACAATATCCTCTTGCGAGAGGGTGGAATGAGTTCGTGAAGAAGATTGAGGAAGCGAAGGAAATTTGGGAGAAGCTGCAAGAGGAAATTGCTCTTGCTGGAGAGAAGGAGTTGGAAGTTGTTTATCCAGTGATCGCCCAGAGGCATATTGGACGCTTTAGGAAAGTGGAGTTTCACTGGATGATTTCTATGTTTGTAGACTATTATAGGGGAGCAGGAGGATTAGGGGAGATGTATATTATCCTTCCTCCAGAAAGTAAACCATTAGAGGAAAAGGAGAAGAAAGATGGCAGTAAATAAGATTGAGGAAAGCAGCCAGTCTCAAGAAAGTGAAGAGACCAAGGATGCTGGAAAGATCGAAGTTGATGGAAAGAGTTATTCGACGGAGGATGTACAGAACCTAGTGAAACAGGGAGCTGCTGCAACTCAGAAGACGCAAGAGGTTGCAGGGATACTGGCGGCCGCGGAGAAGTATGGGGTAGATGTAGAAACTTATCTGGGCCAGGCAGAAGGAGCATTTGGCGTTATGAGTCAGCTTATTGCTGATAAGGTTATTGATGAACAGGGAAACACAATTAAGAAGCAGGTGAAGCCGAAACCTACTGATGATAAACAGGACGAGGAGGTAGACTTGGATAAACTCTTTAATTTGACTGCAGGAGATACGAAGGGACTACAGGGAGCTGACAAAGTTGCTGCAATAGTTGCTAAAGCTCTTAGTCCCCAGCTAGAAGCGATGGAAAAGCTGGGGGAGAGAGTTGCTGCTGTGGACAAAACACAAGGAGATATGATCCGTCTTAACCTCGAAGAGAAAGTTATGAGTAAGTTTCCGAACCTGAAGCCTAATGACGTTTCTCAAGTCTTTGGAAGTGC